TTATTAGCGCCACTTTCTTCTAACTGATCATGTATTTTCTTTTCCATCTTCTTAGCTGCAATCATAGCTGGATGGAACGTAACTGTATCTTGTGTCGTGCCTGGACCTTCAATTATTTTATCTGAAGCGTACTCTAGTGTATCCTCTATTGGACCCATACGATTCATACGATCATACATAGTCTCACCAGGTTTAAGTTTATTGTCAGGATCAAACAACAATGTAACTGGGGGTTTTTTACCAAAGGCATCCTCTAACTGATCTTGTGCTTGCTCAGTCTGTGGATTGATACTGATGTGCATAGACTCAGCTACGCCCTCTGGTAGTGTTGTAGGATTGACTGTAAGGGGGAAACGAGAGCTACCAAATAAAACATCTACTATCTGCCCATACGCAGCAAGAGTTTTAGTCTTAGTAACTTTTATAAATACTCTAGACTTCTCAGTTTCAGTGAACTGTACGTCTGAGTTGTATAAGCCACGATAGTTTCTATAGGCACGTAGCCACCTATTCTCATCTGCAAATCTAGCATCTTCTGCACGTTTAAACTTAGATGTAACAAATGCTACGACACCTTGTGCATCTAGTTCATCACCTTCTTGAATAACGGAAACTTCATCTGTCTCAAATAGTTCACCTTGTTCATTGTCTGTTGTAGCCATTAGCGGTCATCCTTCTCAAAACAGTCAAACTGTAATCCGTAATATTCATTCTCTTCATGCTTTTGCCAATTAGTACTGTCAACTATTGCATGACATTGTTCTAGTGTAAACAGTTCTTGCATTACGTACTGATTACCTGTGTACATCCAACCATCTCCAGTGTTACCCCACATACTTATTACTACTACAAATGTTTTCACTACTAGTATCCAAAGGTTGAGTCTGCAGCTTGAAAGCCTGTCCTGTGTGATACAGGGTTGTAATCCCATAAAGAACTACGTGGTCTTGTCATTATACCATACCTTAAAGCATCATACAAGTGGTCTTCTGCATTTGTATCCACATCTTCTGGATTCTTTTTATCTAAAGGTATTCCAGGTAACTGTGCTATCATATTGTTGCAAGAAGAGAAGAACACTAGTCTTGGCTCCTCAGTAAACTCATCTACTTGCAAACGGCGGTGTAGCTCGTTTTTACCTGCTACCCTTGAACCTTTTGATCTATCAGATGGCCTCCAACGCAAGCCTTTCTGATTCATCTGTTCAGCCAATGAAGGGCCAGTGTCTCCACGTTTATGCCACAGGGAGCTATCCAACACACCGTATCTGATATTGTCATCTCGTTCTGCATCTAATATCATATCCGCTAAATCTATTGCTGTAACTCTTGAACAGTATAACTCTCTGTATACTATCAGTTGCTCACTTGGACTCACTGCCAACCAAACAACTCCTGTGTAACTTCCGTATCCATAGTCACATGCCCTAAACCTTGCCCAGCTTTTAGGTATATCATATGGATCTACTACGTGTATTTGTCTGTTAAACTCAGGAAAAGCTGCTCCTTCGTTTACATCCCAGTTCCCTTCTAGTAACTGCTTTCTCTGGTGCTCTGGTAGTGATAGAAGCATGGCTTCGTAGTCACCACTCTCAGCTAAGTAAGGATTATCAAAGAGACTAGCAGGTATGAACCTTCGCTTGAATAGGGGTTGACCAGCTTTGCTATGCCCTTCTGGGAATTTCAGAACCTCACTAGTCTCTATGTCCGTTGCCCAAAATGGCGTGTTAGGCTTTGCTGGGTCAATGAACATCTTCTTTACCCATGAGTGACCAGGGCCACCAGGGTTAGTTGTAGCCCTCATGTACAGGCCTAAGTCTTTGTTTGCACTACGCAATCTTGAACGCATATAGTTCCACGAGTAGGGGCTGTTCCACTGAGTCAACTCGTCAAAGGCTACATAGTTAAACGCTTGTCCTTGGTAGCGCATCACGTCTGTATCTCTGTCCAAGTACGACATCCACAATGTGCCGCCTCTTGGTGTAATCCATTGCGACTTACGCTCAGACCACTTTATGTTAGGTATTGCTTTAGGGTATAGCTCTTGGCTTTTCTGTATAAGTTCCCTAAGTTCTTCTGTTGTGTGTCGTACAAGTAGTCCACTAAAGTCTTTATTATTTAAGTTACGTAACGGATCAGCTAGTGTGGCGTAGCTTTTTCCGCCTCCAGCTGCCCCACCATATAGTACCTCACGCTCAGATGACGCTAGATACTGTGTCTGTGGTCCAGCGTTAGGTTTAAATACGACACTCTGTGCGTAGTCTACGTCATACTCTGGTGGCTTAACTTGCGCTGGGATAGCTTCAGTCTTCTTCGTAGGTGTAGGAGCCAGGTCTTTCTTTTTCGAGGATTTCGATTTGACGTAACGCTTTTTCGAGCCGTTTGGCATACTGGCGTTTAATCGTAGTAATCCGCTTTCGCTTTCTTTCGACATCTAACCTTTTCTTTAACCCATCATGTGTTATGCTTCTACCTGACTGTGTAGTTAGCCACGCAGCTACTTGTCTTAAACTATACTGCTTTACGTGTTTCTTTGCAAGCTCTAGTAGTTCTAGTTGTTCAGGGATGGGAACTAACCACTCCTCATCCTGTGGGTCTACCTCGTATCCGAAAGGAACTATCTTAGTTATCTTTGGTATTCTCTGCCACAGTTTTACTTTAAATGGTACTTTAGGCAGTGTCCAGTATTCATACTGTAACGGTCTTTCACTCGTCAGATTCTGCATTAGAACTATCTTTAGGTGGTAGTATAAACAAACCTCCTGTAGACTCAACTGACAACTTCTCTGTTTTAACTACACCTGCACGATCAAGTATCTGTCCTGCAGCCATTAGTGTTTCTTTTATTCCTAGCTGAGTAGGATCATCCAAAGCCCTGCCATAAGCGACAGCAGCCTTGGGTCCAATCCTTGACATGTACGTTTTAGTAGCATCGAATATCTCATCTTTCAGTGCTTCAACAATAGACGTTGTAGGTGTGTTGGCGCTGTACCCTGCCATCTTCTTAGCTGTAACAGCGTCACCACCTGCCTCTTCAAACAGCACCTCAAGGAACCTAGTCTGCTTTTCGTTTAGTTCTCTTGCCATTTTTCTCTGCTCTTTTTCTTTTTCTTTTGTCCAAGTACATTAGTACAAAGCCAGCTATTGTCCACGCACCATTTATAAGATGCCACATTTACTACTTTACTTTTCTGTGGGATCTGGTTTTGGCTGCAATTTTCTTAGGTTGAGCCACATGCTGCTTACCTGCCTTAGTGCCTTTTCGTTTTGCTCTGGATGTAGCGGCATACTCAGCAGGGCTAAGAGACTTAATAGCCGCACTAGGTAAATAACGCTCACCAGTTTTAGCACTAGGCTTCCCACTCTTAGTACGCCACTTCTGTTTTGTCCACGACTTTAAGCTTTTCTGTGATTTCTTTAGAGCCATATCAAGCCTTGCAATCACATCCACACTTGCCATTACATAAACATTTAAAGTTTACAATAGCTCTAAATAACCTCCTAAAGTATCTTCTCATTTGTATCCTCCACCTTTTGCTTTGTATTGTTTTGCAAGCATCTGTGCTTTCCTCGCGCTCCACTGTCCAGGCTTTCCACCTTTGCTGCTAGATTTAATGGAAGAAAACAAACGCTTACGCATACTAGGCTTAGTATAGTTACCTGCCTTATTAACGGTTGACTTTTTTGATGATGTCGCCACGGCTTATTCCTATATCTCTTAGCTGATTGTCGGTCATGCTTGTCAACTGCCAGTGAGCTACTCTTCGCTGTTGGTGTTCTACTATCTTGTTGTTTACTCTCTTGAGCATATCTAATAATCTTGTCCACATAAACTATCCTTTCTTAATAACTAGTTGTGTACTAAGGATAGTTTTACACATATGTGAACAAAATTAAATAGACATTATTGCATAACCGTTATGTTAGAACTACACGTACAACAGTGCTTGAGCCACTGGCACGTCTGTAGTTTAAAATTGTAGCATTGCCTACAGCTTTAGGTACAACGAAAGTATGTACACCTGCAGGTAACTCTATGTCATTATCTGTGACATCAGCTTCAGCAGCGCCAAAGTTAACATCTAGAGTATGACTAGTTTCAATAATAACCATTTTGGCATCAGTGCAAACTACGTGTGTTGTGTTAGTGTTACTCAGGGTGACTGCATCTTCTACAGACCACCCTAAGTTTTCACCAACTAAAGCTGCATTAATCTCAACCATAGTTGTATCCTAACCTATGTGAAAGGAGTTGCAGCAGTACCGTCACCGAATAGATGTCCAGTTACAACCCACTTGGAGTCAGTGATACATGTGTACTTAATCATACCACCAATAAAGCGTCCTTTAGTATCCGCATCAGCTACGATCTGGTGATCTGCTGCTGCAGGTGCTGCAAACGCTAGTGTGTCAATGTTTTCGTTCAGCGCAGCTAAACCACCGACTTCATCTTTGTCGATTAAAGTAACCATACCTTGTAGAGTATCTGCACTTGATGCTGCGTTGATTGTCATTGTTCCTGTAAACGTTGTGCCTACATGGAACTCATACGTTAACCCTGCTGCTGCTGCAGGTAGAGTTACAGTAATACCACCTGCACGATTCAAGCTAAAGATAGTGCCTGACTCTGCTGCTGTTACTGTTTTAGTTGAATCAGTGATACTTGTTATCGCTGCCTTTATAGTAGTGAGGGTAATAGGTGTTTCATAAACTTCTATACCCTCTTGCCTTGTTGCTGTTGCTGACATCTATTTGTCTCCTTTGTAAAACATTCCAGACTTTCTGTAGTCTGATTTTCCGTTGTTGATTATACCGCCTCTATTCTTGAAGCCTATTTTATTTCGTACCTCTGTAGGTAAGTTAGATAAACCTTTACCTTTGTTACCTTCTGGTACATCTTTTAGTTTACCACCTTTAGACATACCCATAGTAGGTGGGGCTGTACCCATCATCTTTGGATCTTTCTTAGGTTTACTTTGTCGCATTTCCATCATGTTACGTTGTCTCTGTTGATCTGCTTGAGTAGGATTATAGACAGGTTGTATTGGATTAACTACCGAACCACCCATCTGCATTTTAGTTTTAGTTCTCATTCCCATAGCTCCTATCAAAGACTAGCCTTTAACTAGCTTGTAACCTTTGGCTTTTGCTCCTGCACGAAGACCAGCTAAAGTCATACCAGGCATCTTGCCACCTGCTGCATAACCTTTTTTCTTCATGGGCATTTTGCCACCTTTAGCCATACCCTTTTTCTTCATAGCCATCTTGCCGCCTTTTGCCATGCCTTTTTTCTTCATAGGTGTTTTGCCACCTTTAGCCATGCCTTTCTTTTTCATACGCATAATAGTTATCCTTCGCTGTATAAATTGTTAAACACTCGTTGCGTATCCCAAACGTACTCTACGTCTTGCTTAGAGTGAAATATGTTTTGGTTAGGCTTAAAATCAGGTGCACCTTCTCCAGCTTCAAACCACGCAGGGTGAGTTACTCTCACTCTATTATTGGGCAACGCAACCATGTTACCAGTGTACTCACCTGCATCTAACAACTCAAGCACATGTGACTGTTTGTGCTGCGCTGGGTCATCTGCTACCTCACTGTTTGTGTAGTCTACAGTGAAGTAATACTTGGCAGGATAAAACTCATTGTCTATCTTAGCTATCCACGGAGCAGGGCTTGCCCTGTCTATTACGTATACGGAGTGTTCATGCGACATGCAATCCCACGGCTGCGCTAAGTAAGGTGGTAGTTCTTGGGGCCACTCCTCAAAAGGGGTATCTGCAACGAGCGCAGTTAGCGGCATTCTAGCCCACATTGCTCCACCATGCACGTTAGGGCTATCTTCTTCTTCGTCAGACTCAAAGCCAGTGAATATTACTTGAAAGCTTAGTGTCCTGTTTGGCATAGTTGTAACTGCTACAACCATACAATGCAAGAAATCTCCATGATACTCCTGCATATTCTTTGTGTACTCTCTGCGTACCCACGCTTTGAAGTACGGTATATTACTTTGTAGATACGCCATCTTTGTTGTGTTTCCTTCGCAAGTCTGCTTTAGCTTGTTTGAAGACTTTAGCTATTGCTGTCTTCCCCATAACTTTAGCACGTTGTTCAGCTACTGTCAATATCTGAATCTTTCTTGCGTAGGGCTTCTTCAATCTCTTAACTTTAGCTACTGTAGCTTTTGCATCAGCCATCGTAGCAAACTTAATCGACACCGTATCTTTTGGATTCTCATCCGTATATAGTCTACGTCCAGATCCTTTAGGCTTCTTACCTGTACCTACTTTAGGGTCTTTAGCTACCATGCCTTACAGGACCAGTACCTAGCCGTAAACTTATCTTTTGCTGTATCACAGTTGTGTCTAGCTCGAAAGCTCTTACGTCTTCCAGGTTGATCTTTCTTTATACTCATATCAGGATCACCAAAGCGCACAACCTTTACTTGATCATTCTTCTTGGCTAATACTGCTGACTTCTTAGCTTGACCTGGAGTCTTCTTAGGCTTGTTGTACCCAGGGTATGTTTCTCCACGGTACTTTAGCTTACCACTAGGCAGTCGCTCTACATCTTTAGTTGTTGCCATCAGTTAACCTCAACTAGTCAATAAAGCTAATAGTATTAAGCCCATCCATATAGTAATTACTGCTACTGTTACGAGTGTATCCATAGTATTGCCTTTTAGTTTCTAGGGTCCATTAGGTCCATATGGTCTCGACCCATAAACTTCAAACTGTTTTCCAATAGAGCCATGCGTTGCTGTAAAGCTGTAATGTTAGAAATAGTTTGTGCTAAACCATCTAGCTCTTCCCACAGTTCTTCTACTTCAGCGAACGCACCGTCTATATAATCCATATTATCTTTCACATCACGCTTCAGATTAACATTATCTTCTATAGCCATACGTGATCCTAGTTGATCTACTGTTTCTTCAAGGCTTGATATAGTAGCAGCTTGTTGCGACACCCACCATACACCTCCTGCGAGTTGCATACCCATTGCAGCTACAAGGGCTATTGGTAGTTTTAGGTTATCCATCTGCGTACTTTCTCTTTCTGTCAGGGTCTAGGACTTCATGTCTGCCTA